ACCAGATGAACCTTATTTTACTAAAGAGATTTTTCTAGCTACGTGTATGGACAATGCAACAAAGTTAGCTGTAACTATGAGCTTGTTGACAAAACAAGCGTTTGATTTAGAGACTAAGACAGCTATTTTGAAAACCTTGGATACAATCATAGAAACTCAAAAAGATATTTTGCAAGGGGTAGCGAGCGGACAAATAACCTTTGTGAATAAAAGCAAAGGAGAGGAGGAACTGAATGAGCCTATCAGAGAATGACAAACGAGTATTAAGACTAATCAAGGTAGGGGCTGAGAACTCCATAACAGGGGCAGAAATTAGCCTGATCACTGAGCTGGCAGAAAGAACCGTGCAAGATATTATCAGCCGTCTAATCACGCGCCATAGCGTTCCTATTGTTGGGGTTCGACACGGAACATTTAGAGGGTATTTTATCCCTGCTAACAAAGATGAACTATTAGACGGTGCAAAAACATTTTACAATCAGATACGAGAAGAAGAAAAGCGCCTAGCGGTGTTGATGAATAGCGATTTAGAAAGCTACAAAGAAACCTTGAAGGAGGTGTGCGGATATGTTTAGCCTAAGCCGAGAAAGTGAGCAAGACCTAGCGCATGGCATTCTGGAGGTAGTGGAAAGATACCTGGAAGCGCGTGATACAGTCAAACCACGACTGACAGGTTTAATATCAGCTCAGGAAGTCATGGACGAGTTAGATATAAAATATATGACACTCCAAAAGTGGGAAAAAGCAGGGCTAAGACGGTATCAACCACCACTAGAAGATACTAGAAAAATCTATTACAAAGTTTCGGACATCTGGAAGTTTCTGGGGGTGGAGAATGGCAAAAACTAAAATATATTTTTGGCTAAAAATTGATAAGAAATTTTTTGATAATATTTTTATCAAGAGACTAAAAACGGTACCTGGTGGGTACACTATGACGGTGATTTATATTAGGCTCATGCTAGAGAGCTTAGAAAGTGACTGTATTTTATACTATGAGGGTTACTTTGACAATCTCAAGGAAGAGTTAGCCCTAAAATTAGACGTATCGGAAGATGATATAGATATGACCATGGCATACTTTACTAAGTGTGGTCTAATACAAGTTGATGAAGATAAAAACGCAGAACTACCGCAGGCAAAAGCCTTGGTACAGCAGGAAACCAACCAAGCAGCATACATGCGAGAATATCGGAAACAGCAACGAGAACAAAAGGAAAATCTTACAATGTCATCTGACAATCTTACATTGTTAACTACGTGTAAGACAGAGATAGAGATAGAGAAAGAGATAGAGAAAGAGATAGAGAAAGAAGAAGAGATAGAGAAAAAAACTTCTTCTGCTCCTACTGCTGAAATTTCTAACTATTACCAAAAGCGTATAGGGGTTATGGATGGGCAACAATATCAAATACTGACTGACTATCTCACTCTTGACGGTATGGAGCTAGAGGTTATCAAGATTGCCATAGACAAGGCTGCAGATAACGGCAAGCGATCTTTTAGCTATATCAATTCAATACTCAAGAACTGGAGACAGAATGGTATTAGAACCATGGTACAAGTCGAAGATGAACAGAGACTGTTTCAGCAAAAGAAACAAGGTCAGTCTGACGATGATATTCAAGATCCGTTTATCTACTGACGGAGAGGAGAAACAATGGAATTACTGAATATAGACCAGCTCAATGAAAAAATAAAGGTCACTGATGAGCTTTGCCCAACTCATCAGATTAACCTAGTACAATTCAAAAAGCCAGATGGTTATACATCACCCTACTGTATGGAATGCACTAGGGAGAACATCAAACAGACGGAGCTAGAGGGCATAGAAAAAGCCCTAGGCCATGATCTGGATTCTTCAACCTATGATGTGCTAGCGCGTGAAAGTACGGTATCAAATGAGCTGAGAGAGGCCTCTTTTAGCACTTTCAAAGCCGAGACACAAGAGGAACACGAGGCTAAGGAGTTTGCTATCAAACAAGCTAAGGAGTACCTAAACGGTATGACAGGAAACACGCTAATTATGGGCAATCCAGGTACTGGCAAAAGTCATTTATGCTATTCTATGGCCAAAGCCATTAACGAGGGCTATAAGTCTAGGAATGAGCCTAAGAGTGTGCTTTTTGTCAGTATTACTGAGATTATCACGCGCATTCAGTCAGGTTGGCAATATAGACAGAGTGATTTTACAGAGTATGACGCCTTGAAGTTGCTGACTGAGGTTGACTATCTCTTTATTGATGATTTAGGAACAGAAAGCGTTATGAACAGCCAAAAAAATGAAGCTAATAATTGGGTACAGGCCTTTCTTTTCAAGATTTTTGATAAGCGAGACACAACTATCATCAACACTAATCACAACGGAAAAGAGCTGGCCAGAATCTATAATGATAAGCTAGTCAGTCGCATTGGAAAACAATCAGAGGGGAACGTATTTATTATTACAGACATTAAAGATAAGAGGATGAAGCGCAATTTTTAGCCGGAGAAAAAGGAGAAAAACAACATGACAGAACAAACATACTTTGAACAGGCAGATCAGGAACTGGAGGAACTCAATCGCAAACGTGATGATTTTATGGCGGATGCAACACCAGTATGTCTTGAAGATACGCCTAAACTGATTGAACTAGGTGAGAAGCTCCGGACGGAAGACACTAGCATAAATGCCTATGAGTTATACAGACACCCTGAAGCGCGTGCAAAGTTATTCGCCCAAATCGCGGAAGCCTGCTTCTTGTTGATTGCAGATAGTTCACCAGTACCAGTGCAGCCGACACAAGCACAGCGGATACATTTTTGCGAGTACTTGGAAGGACAATTCCAGAATATCATTAAGAAGTTGATTGCAGGAACTGACAAGCAAGTTCTAGAGTCTTTACTTGAAGCTTTGCAACTACCCAAAGAAAAACAAGCTCAATTTGTCCGTGATGTGGTAGTAAGTGGCTTACTCAGTGAAGAATAGTATCAAAGGGGCATTGCCTCTTTTTGTGGTTTCACTACTACTGAACCCAATAGTTTTGGGTTTTTCCATATAGGGGGAAATAATGAGGCAGTTAGCAATAGAAACAATCACTAAACCAATGAAGCTGAGAGGAATATCTAAGGGTATAGCCGAGTTGGACGGTCAACGTTTAGAGATTGATTTGGATAATTTAGTGATTGATTTTGGTGGAGAGTCATTTGAATTAGACAGAATAGCAGGAACTAAGGGAGGTAATCGATATTTTTTTCTTTGCCCTGATTGTGGTAGACGGTGCAGGTTGCTTTATAAACGGTATTTGTATTTTAGTTGCGGTACTTGTCTAGATATCCACAAGCACACCCTGAACCGCAGTAAAACGGATTGCCAATACTACTGGGAGCTTGCACTAAAAGAAGCCAGAAAGGTAGAACCAGGGTGGAGTCCTAGACGTGGTAGATATATGTTTGATGGTTTCCCTGAAAGACCAAGGTATATGAAACGTGACAGGTATCATAAGCACTATAAGAAGTTTTTGAAGTATACTAAAAAAGGAGATAGATTTTGGCTGAATGGTTCGAGATTGTGAGACAATATGAAGTAGTGTGCAATTTACAAAACGAACAAATACTACATATTAGACGGTTTGAATGTTAAAAAAGCTAGATATATCAAGGATTTAAGTAAGTAGAGCGTTCCAAAAAGGGTGCGGTAAACGTTCCAAAAAAAGGGTGAGGTAAGGGTTAGGTTACATATAAAAAGTACAAGGTTAGTACAAGGTCACATACTTCAAAATACTAAGGTTTTACAAAGGTACAGGGCTTTTTTCTAGTGATAGAACCCCAAGGTTACCACAAGGTAGAGAGGTTTACCGAGGGTTAGAAAAGGTGAGGTTTTTGTGAAGTAGTGGCAAAAAAAATACCAAACGAACACCGTAGAAAGGATGCAATATGGAACGTGATAGCCGAGGGAGATTTTTACCAGGCAACCAAGTAGCAAAAGGCAACAGGGGCAACAGAAAGCCAAAATATGGCAATAGCAACGCTTTGAAGCATGGACTACGCAGAGGATATACTGGACTGTTACCAAGCCGAGAAGGTGGGGTATCTATATATAAAAATGGTGCATACCTTGGAACACTACCAGACAAGTATTTTAACCATTCTGAAGATGGAGCGCTTTGGGTAGATTATAGCGCGTGTCAGTATCTTGTATTAGTTTGTGGCTTGCCTGAAAGTATGTTTAGCGAACCAGAAGAATGGCAAGGGTCTATATACTTGAACTCCGAGCGAACGCCGAGAAAGTGGCTATATTCCCCTATCATTTATCAAGCAGATAAGAGCAATAAAAACCCTCCTTAACTCCCTGAGAAACGACAAGCAGATAAGCGAAGTTTTTAGCCCTCTTATTTCGGATCTACTCCTTGCAGAACGACAAGCAGATAAGGACGACAATAAGCCTTCTTAATTGCTTACAAAACGATAGGGAGTTAAGATAAATTTAAAAGCTCCTTATTTTCGTTTTTCTCCTTGTCAAACGGTAAGGGAATAGGACAGGAAATAACATCGCTTATTTTGATTTTGCTCCCTGAAAAACTGTAAGGAGATAAGGAGACTTATTAGCTTCCTTAATTTGGATTTTCTCCTTACAAAATTACAGGGGAATAAGAACTAAAATAACTCCCCTTATTTTCCTACCAAATGATAAGGAGATAAGAGCAGTTTAAAAGTCTGTTATTTTGGATTTGTTGCTTATAAAACGATAAACAGATAAGCAAAGAAATAACTTGCCTTAATTGCTTGCAGAATGACAAGGAAATAAGAGAGATAAAAACATCCCTTAATTGCTTATCAAACCATAAGGAGATACGGGGGCTATCTCCCTCCCCACGCGCTTCTATGAGCTTCACCCGTCATTGTACATTTTTTCTCACGGGAAAGCATTTGAAGCTAGAGCGAACATAGAGAAAACGAAAAAAAGCCAAGGCGCTCCGCCTCAGCTATAATCTCAATAATATTATATCACAAAGGAGCGAACTAATGGAGCTGGATAAGTTTAAAACGATGATGAACGTCAGAAAGCGGATGACTTATTTTCTGAGATTCCAGAGGATGGCAGGGAGTGAAAACCAAGTTACAATAGACGAAGAGGTTTGGAAACTTATCTTACCTGATCAGTGGAATTTGAGCGGTGAGCATGAAAAAGCAATCCGTGAGGGGCTGGAGATATTCGCCAACGATATCAATAAGATAGAGAACGACCGAGCCAGAAAATACTTTATTATCCATTATTGCTATATGAGAAAGAAAACAATGAGCGAATGTGTAGAAATGGCAGGTACTAGCTCCACTAGTTATCACCGATACAAACAGATAGCCGTCTTAAACTTTGCGAGAATCCACCAGAACGGAGAGCTAGAAGCATATAAGTAGGCGTTTGTGGTGTTTTGTTGAGAAATGTTGAGATTTAAGTGAGGGGGGATGATATGATTGAAGATTTTTGGATTGATTTGGAGAATATCCAATTAGAGGATATGGAGATAGATTTAAACATGGATATAGACATCGATTTAAACATAGATTTTGACCTTGATGGTTTAGATTTAACCTTACTACAAGAGTTAGAAGCATAAATGTTGGCAAATGTAGGCGTAGGCTTCATATTCGCCCCCTATTAAAACACCATGGATAAACTAGAAGCCCTCAGAAACGAATCTGGAGGCTTTTGTGAGGTCATAATCTTATAACCCACGCGCTTCATGGTATAATATACCTATCAGCAACCAGCAATAAAAAAAGCACGTTTGACCGTGCTAGTTTCTTGCCTGCTGAACTCGTCATTTATTGCCCTTTTTGAGGGCTTTTTTTGTGGACTTTTTAAGAACTTTTATGGTCTTTAAAAACTACCTAAAGACCTGCTATTTTTTAAAATTCAATAATATCAAGGCTTTAGACACTTTAATGAATCCTAAAAATTTGTCATCTCTATTTTTATGAGAAACGTGCTAAATTTCAAATAGGGCGTGTAAAGTCTTTGATATAGCTACATTTCACAATTGAGCTAGTGGGTTTTTAAACTTTTTGTGGACTTTTTAAGAACTTTTTAATTTTTCAATGGCTTTTTCATAAAATGAAGTAGCGTTTTTCTTGTTGTCTTTGGACAAGTGGCTATATGTATCCATGGTTATTGAAATTTGAGAATGACCAAGCCTTGTTTGTATTTCTTTGTAAGGCAGTCCTGCATTGAGTAAGATACTAGCGTGAGTATGACGGAAGGCGTGGAAAGTTAAACGAGGGCACTCAGAAAGTTTTAAATGCTTCTCAAGTCTATGTCTAAGCGTCCTAGCGTCTCTATATTCATCGAAATAATTAGGGAATACTTTCTCATAAGTCAAGCCTATTTCTCTACCCACTTGAGCTTGTCTATTTTTGTAAAGCCGTAGCATGAGCACCGTCTTATTATCCAAGTCAATTACTCTAATACTTGATTTAGTCTTAGGGGTGGTGACTTCCTTTTCACAGTTTAGAGTTTTGTTTACGTCTAGTGTACCGTTTTGTAAGTCAATATCAGACCATTTGAGGGCTAAACACTCACGAATACGCAAACCAGTAGCTAAAAGCGTCTTATATAGCACTGTATCGTAGAAATTTTTGTAAGTGTTTGGTAACTGCTCCAGGTAATTTAAGAATTTTTTCAAATGATCATCATCCAGATATTTGAGTTTTTGTCCTTCTTTTGCCTTACGACGTGGGACGATAATATCACGGGCAGGATTAAAGGAGATAACTTGCAACGATACGGCATATTTAAGTATTCGCTTATTTAGCGAGTTAAGTTGCGGATATTCTTGGTAGCCTTTGCCTAGTTGATTGTACTCTTTTGCCCATTGATTGACTTGCTTTTGAATAACTGGAGGCGTCAGCTTGTCCAGTTTGTAGTTTCCAAAGGCTGGAAGTAGATAGTTATTTAGTCTACTCTTGATTATTGTAAGTGTTGCCTTTTTGACTGTATGGCAGTACGTTTCTAGCCAATTCTCCACCAGTTCGGCATAAGTCTTTATCTCAACTGCTTTATATACTGTTGAGCCTCCTTTTTCAAAGTCTATTTGAGCTTGCAGCGCTTTGCTTTTAAGCTCTCTCTTGGTTCGCCCTGATATAGTCGTCTTGACTTTCTTACCCGTTACGGTATCGATGCCAAGGTAGACGCTGGAGCGATAGACTGTAGAGCCGTCTTTTTTTGTGTATGTGGTTATCTTCATGGTTTTACTCCTTTTCCATCAGCAGGCAAGCAATTAGAAAAGATTTTGAGTTTATACCATGCGAGGGGCTACGAAAATGCCCCTATTTTCGATTTTTATTAGTCAGACGGTAAATTGTACCAGAAAAGGGAATAAGGCGGATATGGGGCTTATATGGGCTTGTTTGTGATGGGTGTTTTTGATATAATGTTTTCGCCCCCTCAATTTAGAGAAGGGAGGTGTTATATATGCTAGAGTTGTTTTCCCTTTTTCTAGCTCCGTTACTTGTTAACGTACTGTCTGAGCTTTTCAAGCTATGGATAAAGAGACGCAACAAGTAGCCTTTAACCCTTTAAGAGGGTAGCAAAAAACCCCATCGCTGGAACGGTGGGGCTCTTTAGTTACATATGCTAGAAGCACTGTTTTTCCCTTTATGCTTTCATTCTAGCATACATGCCCCAATATTTCAAGAGTTTTATTTTTTTGATATTGTTTAGAGCGCTTTAAGCGTTTCTGAAATGCCAAAGTGTTGAAAATCGTCTAAATTATACCGCATTATACTTCATTAGAGAGTTATAGCCTGATGAGCGTGAGAAATGCCGTCAGTCGCTTTTTAAATGCAAGAGTGGTATAATAATAGCGTAGACTAAAAGTTTGGGAGTCCAAACTCTGAATAAATCCAATCGTGAACAATGCTCAAGTCGTTTTCTGGTGGTTTATTAGTCTTATTCTCGGTATTATCGCCTGAATCTTTTCCGTTACTTCAGTTCAAGCGATATCAGACAAGTCAGCAGTAGCAGACTTGTCTTTTTTTGTTGCTATTTTGCGCTTTAGTCTGTAAAATCGGCTTTCTATTCTTCAATTTCCCCTGTTTTTGCACAATAGACCTATGGGATGGGTTTGCTATTGGCGAATGTGGGGGAGTTTTGTTTATGAATTATGGGTAATAACATCTAGAGCTCCAATAATCTTTTGAGCATTTTCAATAGCTTCTTTGTATTCTTTAGATGTGTTTTTAACAGGTTTTTTAATTAAATCTATAAAAACAACTGGTTTAGTAAAATCGTTAGATGTTATTCGGATTGTCATATTCAAAATCTTGGTAGTTGCTTTTCTTTTAGCGACGATTCCGCCAGCTACGGCTCCTATTACACCGAATACCGCTCCAGCTACTAAAGCTTGTCCAACACCGCCGGAAACAACAGACTGATCGTTTATAACTAATTCGTAAGATACTAAATCATCGAAGGAGTACCAGTCGGTATCATTTTTATCTTTTTTAATTAAAGATGGAATCAAAGACAAACCGCCTGTCCCAAGCGCTAAGGTAGTTTTTCCAACAACTTTAGCAGTTCCGCCAATCAGACCTGATGAACCTTTTGCTTTTCTTGCTCCGTGTATTCTATATGTACGATGATTTTTATCTATTTCAAGAGGTCCGACTTTATCAGTACGTTTACTTCTTACAGTAGAAGGTCTAGACGATGGAGTTGCTACTTTTTGGGGAGTTGTTTTAAGCGGGGCATTGATTGAGTATCCGCAATTTGGACAAAACTTGCAACCAACAACAGAATTTCCGCATTCAGGACAAAATTTCATAATTTTTTTACTCCTTTTTAATTCTCTCTATATATGCCCACGACTTCGCCGATGGTGCGAATATCGTTGCTTTCGTCTAGTTGAATATCAGCATATTCAGGGTTAAGGCTTTCCAGATACCCCTGACGCAGTTTCTTAACATAGTTAGCCCCGTCTACTTGGAAGATGCCGATGGTGTTATAGTCAACCTGTGGGGTATTCTTGATAAAGAGGTAGTCGCCATTTTTTATCTTGGGCTCCATGGAGTTGCCGACAACATAAGCGATAGCGTCATAGTCGTCTGGTATTTCATCTTCATAGAATGAAACCTCCATATCCAAATCGTCGTCCTGCATCGAGCCACTACCAGCAGAGACAACCCCAGTAACACGACGGTAAGTAGTTTGTCTGTAGTCGTCCAGACTGATAATATTTTCTGATACTATGTTTTCGTTTTTCTGCTCCAGCAGTTGCTTTTCAAGATAAGTCAAGGCCTTTGCTTGTCTTGGTGGAGTTAGCTGGTCATAGATGGCTTGAACTGGGGAAGTGGTAGGTGTTTCTACGTTAATAGCTGGGAAAAGGTCGTCAACAGAAATATTAAAGACATCAGCAAGTTGAAAGATTGTGTTTTGTCTTGGTGAACGGTATCCTTTTTCATAATTGGCTATTGTTGATTTTCCAACGCCTAGAATTTTAGCAAGTTCGACTTGTGACCAGCCGTTTCTTTTTCTATGTAACTTTATTTGTTGCCCGATAAATAAAGCCAATTCACTAGAATCCATGTTCAGTCCTCCTTTCTTTCTCATCTCTATCATACTAGCTTTTCTCACATAAAGCAAACTTTTTTTGTTTTTTTCCAAAAAAAGCTTGACAAGTTCACGTAAAGGGGGTAGAATGTGTTTTGTGAGTTGTTCACATTTCGCAAACTACCTGAAAGGAGGAAAGCTATTATTGCAAGAAAAACTAGTAAAAATCAGGAAAGAGAACGGCGTTAATCAGTCAGACCTTGCTAAGCTTTTGGGGATTTCAAAAAATTCTTATAGTTTAAAGGAGCAAGGAAAGACAGATTTCAAAATTTCTGAAATGTTTAAAATCGCTAACCACTTTAAAAAAAGTATTAGCGATATTTTTACACAATAGAAGTTCACGTAAAGCAAGAAAGGAGTAACCCAATCGCAATACTATATTACATCTACAAGATACTCCACTGGTGCTTTACCACTGGGGATTGACAACAAAAAAAGTCACTTGCTGAACGTTTGGCGACCGAAGCAAGCGACTGAATGAAAAGGATACGTTTTTTAACGTACCTTGATTATAGCATAGAAAGACAAGGTAAACAATGGGAAAGAAACATCAAATAGTAAAATTCAAGGATATTGCTGAAAAATTGCCTGAATTAGAGGGCAAAAACCTAGAAGAAATCGCTGGAATATTGGGCTACCGCAGGGTAGAGAGTTGCAGAGTCAACTTTTACGATTTGAGACGAAACAAACGCCTGAATTTTGAAGTAGAAAAAGGAGTTTACAGCAAGTTTGAACTGCTGGATAATACAGTCAAAGAGGAACTGGAAGACAAGGAATTGTCAGACCGTGGGCGCTATTTGAAGAGTATAGACCGCTATAAGGCAATGCTAAACGCCTTTTCTATCGCCTTTGATAGCACAGTCAAGGCGGAAACAAGACAAAAAGCGGAACAAGACGGCCTGAAAGCCTTGGACAGAATCCCAGATAAGCACTACGCCCTACTTTATGACATGATGGAGGGCTAACGGATGACAGCATACGAACGAGCCAAGCAATTCTACAGCCGTGCAACTTACGCCCTGAGCGACTTTCTGCATGGGCGGATAGATGAACAAGATTTTAGAAAACAATGGCAACGGCTAGCAGATAAAGCCGTAAACGAAATGAAGAAAAACTAAGAAAACCTAAGAGCAGGCAAGCAATTAGAAAAGGTTTTGAAAAGCATAGAGCGCCAACTCTTAAAACTGGTACTTTCTCACGCTTTCAATTTGGCGACTCTGAGCGTGAGGATATCGTCTATAAGAAACAACTCAAAAAGCCCCACGATCAAATTTTGGTCGAGGAGAGCGTGAGGCTAGGAATTACAAGACAAACTGTATAAGAAACAACCATTCAAAATCCCCACACTCGCCATCGCAAAACTTTGAGTGTGAGGAACTTCAGTATAGTAAAAAAGCATTAAAAAGCCATCAGGGCAATTATACAACATAGAAACAGAGGTAAAAATATGGCAGAAACAACATATGAGAATTTAACTAGACGTATAGACAGAATTAGCGCAGAAATGCGAGAAATTGGCGAAAAAAATGGGCTTAGTAGACTTTCGTTATTGGCAAATCAGATACAGTCCATCAAAGAAGATTTATCCCGTTTACTTTGGATTGAACTTCCTGAATTGAATGAACGCAATAAAATCGAGGCACTCTCTAAAAGAACTACGGGAATGTTTTTCAACCCTGGTATTTTTGAAATGGATGCTATGCGACAAGCATTCTTTAAACGCCAAGCCAAGCGTTTTTTTGACAACGAAGCAGAACAACAGGCGTATATAGAACATGCTGAAAAGGAGTATTTAGAGGCTACTGTAACCTTGAAAGATATTCTTTTTAACTCTAAAAATGGAACTCAGAAAGCAAATAAAAGTTGTCTTATAGAGAAGTTTGAGGAGGCAATGCAATGACACTAGACCTAGACAACATGACACAAGCAGAATTTGATGAAGTAATTGCTGAAATCAAGGATAGAAATCCGAACCTCTTTCAGTTCATCACTGATTTTTTAGATAGAAAGATAACATCCGAAGAGGTGGATGACTTTCTGAAGATGGAGCGAACTGATCAAGTGGAATATATTAAGAATTACAAAGCGAGGGCATAAGATGAATGAATTAGATTTGACCAACACACAAGCGGTAATCTTTATGGTGGTATTGATTGGCTTACTGCTTTATCTAAACCACCGAGACCGCAAAAAAAGCGCCCAATTTGAGCGAGAAAACCAACAGACGATAGAAACACCTAGCGAGGATTTAAACCCTGATTATGGGCGATATATCCAGCTTGCAGGGGTAAGAGTTTACGGAGGAATGAAATGAGTTACATAGTGAAGATATACCTTGATAGTGAAAAAATACCAGATGAACCTTATTTTACTAAAGAGATTTTTCTAGCTACGTGTATGGACAATGCAACAAAGTTAGCTGTAACTATG